AAGAGCCGCCAGATCTACACAGATCTCGTAGCTGAAGAATCAGAAGGTTCATCAGCGTCAGAAGGTTCAGAAGGCAGCGAAGGTTCAGAAGCTAGCGAAGGCGTAGAAGAGTCAATCGTTGATGAGATCGGCGGCGATGCTGCTGACGACATGATGGGCGACATCGACGCTGATGAAGCTGGTATGGACATGCACGACGCTGGCGAAGAAGGCAGCGAAGCACCAGAAATGGGCAGCGAAGAAGGTTCAGCAGGTGACGAAGAGATCGAAGATCGCGTCGTTGACCTAGAAGCAGCCCTCGACGAGCTCAAAGCTGAGTTCGACAAGCTCATGTCACACGAAGAAGAGAGCCACGAAGAAGGTTCAGCTGAAGCTGGCGAAGAGATGCCAGCTGAAGGCATGGTCCGCGAATACGTGGAAAAGGCTCCAGCCCCGGTCAAGTCAGAATCAGGCGCTAACACAAGCAGCCCAGTAGCTGGCAAGAATGACATGGGCGGCAAGGCCAACATCAGCACAGGTGGAAACAGCAACCCAGACGGAACATCAGCTCCAAAGGCTGCTAAGTCAGGTGACCTTCCACACAGCGGCAACTTCGAAAATGTCCCAGGCGGCAAGGCTGGCGATGCTTTCGGTAAGGCCAAGGCTCCAGTGAGCAGCGAAGCTGGTGGCACGAACACCAAGAGCGCACTCTAAGGAACGCAAATGAAGCCCTTTCTGATAGAAACACTGTCATACGATCAGGCCCGTATTGTTACCGAAGGTAGCAGTGATGGCAAGGATCTGTATATGAAGGGCATCTGCATCCAGGGCGGGGTCGAGAACGCTAATCAGCGCGTCTACCCCGTCACTGAGATCTCCAAGGCAGTCAAGACCATCAATGAGCAGATCACGGGTGGTTACAGCGTGCTAGGTGAAGTGGACCATCCCACAAACCTACGCATCAACCTAGACCGCGTCAGCCACATGATAACTGAAATGTGGATGGACGGACCAAATGGTTACGGTAAGCTGAAGATACTGCCAACACCAATGGGAACACTTGTCCGCACCATGCTAGAGTCTGGCGTGAAGCTAGGCGTCAGCAGCCGCGGTGAGGGCAACGTGAATGAGGCCAACGGACAGGTCAGCGATTTTAATATCGTTACCGTAGACGTGGTCGCACAACCTTCCGCTCCTAATGCATATCCAAAGGCGATCTATGAGAGCCTATTGAACATGCGCTATGGCCATAAGACGCTTGAGATGGCCGCGGAGCTCAACGAAGACAAGCGTTTACAGAAGCACGTCACTGAAGCAGTGACACGCTTTATCAATGAACTGAAAATATGATTCAGGAGAAAAAGATGTTCGAAGCTATCAAACCATTGCTCGATAGCGGCATCATAAACGAAGAAGCTAGGTCTCAGATCGAAGAGGCTTGGAATTCTAAGCTAGATGAGGCAAAGTCGGAGCTACGCGCCGAATTTGCTAGCCGTTACGAACACGATAAAAGCGTGATGGTTGAAGCCTTAGACAAGATGGTGACAGAAAGCCTCACAACTGCTATCTCAGAAGTAGCAGCTGAAAAGGCACAGTTGGTCGAAGATCGCGCCAAGTTCACAGCAGAGATGCAGGACAAGGCCAGCAAGTTCGATGCTTTCCTAGGTGAGAACCTAGCAAAAGAACTAAAAGAATTTGCCCAGGACCGTGATTCACAGAAGGCTGGCCTAGCCCGCCTAGAAAAGTTCGTAGTGCGTGCCCTCGCCGAAGAACTCAAGGAATTCACGGAGGACAAGAAGGACCTCATTAACACTCGTGTTAAGCTGGTCGCTGAAGCCAAGGATAAGCTGGCAGAGCTGCGTGCGCAGTTCATCGCCCGTGGAACCAAACTGGTCGAAGCTACAGTCACCAACACACTAAAGGCAGAGCTTGGACAGCTCAGGGAAGACATCAAGGTTGCAAGTGAAAACAACTTTGGTAGGCGCCTGTTCGAAGCCTTCGCCAGCGAATTCGCTGCTACCCATCTCAATGAGCATGCTGAGATACGCAAGCTCAAGAGCATGATGGAAAGCATCGAGACCAAGCTGATCGA